ATATTTTGGTGATGTCCAAACTAATTGACCTGATGTTCCACCACCATCAGTATATGATCTACCTTTTAAACCAAACTTAATCGCCTCTTCATTTCCTTCATAAAGGATTGCAAGTGCGTCAGGACCGTAAACAATTGATTGTTGTTGGACTCCGAATTGATTTACAGGTAATTGATTTGGTGGTCCATCAATTTGTGATGGTTCAGCATTTTCACTACCAACATAATATCCTGAAGATTGAGCCTTATCCTGATTAAATAATGCGTTTACAGCGGCAGACGCCCCTGCAATTAATCCACCAATAATACCTCTATTATATGCCGGTCTATATAAGTTATAATCTAAAGACGCAAATAATGCCGATCTCTGACCATTACCTGTATTTGCAACAAAAACCTCTGAAGGATTTCGGTACTTGTTCATAATAGGAGCAAGTAATCCGCCTGTTAGGTTATTAGCAACTCCTAAGGCCGCTTCTGTTTGTGGTGCATTGATTGGGTTGTCGTTATCAAAATAATCGCCAGGAATAAAGGAAACAGGAAAATAAGTTCCCGTTAATCTATTCGCAAGTGAAACCGCGGCTAAAGCAGGATTTTCAGGGACGGTAATCTTCCAATTCTTAATGAAAAACGGTTGTTGACCTGTCGCTAATAAACTTGCCGAGAATGGATCACTAATTGTGTCTAAGTTAATGGCCCCAATTGTTGCTTGTTGTATTTCTTGAGAGACTCTCTCATTGAAAGCGAATTTTAATTGTGACGCTCCAATTTTAGCCAAATAGGTATCTGAAGATAAAGGACCGTTTGATCCTACAGGGTCATCTTGAAATACAATATTAAATGTTGGGTATGATGAATAGTTATAATATCCGGGATCCCAATAAGGTTGGTAAATGTTTCCTGCGTTTTGGATATCTGTAATAATAACCAAATCTTTATAACCTCCTGTTGGTCCCCACTTATTTGTTACATAAGCAGACTCAATATAAAATTCACTTAATAAATCTAAGTTGGTTCCGTTTGTTGGATAATAAGGTCCTTGATTAGTACCTTCAGGGTTGTTTGTAGATGCAACACTATTAATACCGATAGGTGCCCCAAAACCACCTTCAGGTCCAAATTCATTTAATGGGTATAAACTTGTAGCAAATAAATTGGTAGATACGTAATTATTTGGTGAATCCGTAACATTTGATACCGTAAGTATTGTTTCAAAGTTTATAGGATTGCCCGGTGAAGTATAACTTCCCGGCACATTATAGGGGGGTAAATTTCTTACCAACAATTGTTTTCTGAAGGTTTCTGAGTTACCAAAAGATAAAAAACTTTCCGCCATTTTTTTATTTATAAATAGATAATAGGATAGTTTTTTTTATAATAAATTATCACTAATCATTCTTACCACCTGTTGTTGCGGAAGGAAGATTTGGTTGATTTATTAAGTTTTTAATAAAATTAGGGTCTTCAGCAATTGCATTTCTAATTTGTATTTTTTGTTCTTCAGTAAAATTTCCAAGAGCTCCAGTACTATTAAGGTTTACATCAAACGTTAATTTTGAATCTGTTTTTGCCTCAACCTGTAATGGTTGTGAATATGCTTTTTGTATTCTTTCAACTATTGAGTTTTGTGTGGTTTCTAATTGAGAAACCGCTGTGGTTCCAAAATTTTCAAAAAAGTTTTTAAAATTATTGGCAAAATCACCTTTAGCCTTATTATATTGATCTTCATTTCCTGTCGCCATTCCTACCAACATTTGCTCTGCTGGTTTTGCAAAACTTTCACCAACTTGTCTCATTTTTTCTGTTGATCCAAATATATTGTCTGAAGCCTTTGCCAAGTCCAATTTAGATTCAGCAACCAATCCGTAAAACTTAGATAAAGTAGGACTAGTCGCCTTTGCAAATTTAGTTGCAACTTCACCTGTTTTCATAAGATTTAAAATTTGTGTGGTAGTATCCAACTGATTAAATGCAAGTTCTTCAATACTTTTTGAAGAATCTTCATTAGCCTTTTTAAGATTTTCAATATCCTCAGGTGTTAACTGATCAACATCTTTAGTTTCTGTTATACCTGTTTCTTTATTTCTAATTTCAATTTTTGCAACACCATCTTTCATTTGTGCCATTGATGCAATTAACTCCTTGGTTTCTTCATCACCGGCAAAATCTGGCATTTTAATTTGTTTTAACTTCATATCAAAGTCCGCGGCTTTAATACCTAAGGCTGCAAATTGTTCGGCACCCTGAGCTCCAGTATACCCAAAAGCTTCTGCAACTTCTCGTAATCTTCTTTTTGCACCAGGTAGAATTTCCATTTTACCTGTTTGTTCGTTAAATCTTGTGAATGTTTTACTTAATTCAACCATTTCTTTCTGTAGTGCTTCAGGATCGTTTTGAGCCATATCCATAGCCCTTAACGGGTCAAGTAAACCACTTGATGTAACACCTAACCTTTGTAGTGCTGCTGACATGTCAATCGCCTTTTCAGGACTCATAAGATCCTCGGCAATTTGAAAAACTTTATCCATTGATATACCCAATCTTTCTGATGTTGATGCCATTTTCGCTAAACCCTTAACTCCACTATCAAAGTTATAAATATTCATTTTACCTAAATTACTTACAACCTCAGTAGAAACATTTTGAACTGACACCCCAGCAGCTCTTGCAACTTCAGTAACTTTTTTCATTTCGTCACCAACGTCGTATATTGAGGTTCCGACATCACGAAAACCAGAAGCTAAAGATTGGACTGACACATTTGTAAGTTGGTTGGCTGCCGCCAATTCGGTAATCGCCTCTTTATTTAAACTCGCGGCAGTACCCAAACCTGACATCGCTTCTGTTATGGTACTTGCAATTTGTTCATTTTCTATTCCAAGTTTAGCGAGTTCAGGTGCGGCATTTGCAATTGTTGTTTTAAATTCGTCAACTCTCTCTTTTGATAATCCAAAAGATGATTGTATACTAGTTGCATACTTGTCAATTGTTTCAAACATAGTAGAATCAGGTTGCATGGCCTTTATCATTTTTGCAAGATAAAGTTCTGTTTGTGCGGCATTTTTTTCAAGACTTAAGGAAAATGCATTAAATCCTTGTGCTGCACCTTCAATTTTTGAGATGTCAGCGTCCGTTAACATAAACCCATCTCCAAAAAATTTACTTTTGTTAGCACCACCACTTACGTCTCCAGTACCATCATCTCCCATATATTCTTTTGGTTATAAATAGTTTTTTATTGATTTTTTGAACTTTCCTCAACGTATTTATTAACCAAATACTTTCTTACGTAAGTTGGCATATTATTAAATTCAGAATATTGAGTTCTAAAAATTCTTGAAAAATAATAAAATTCGTCTAATATTGTTGTTTTATATTGATAGGAAAGGCCGAAAAAACTCCACCCCAAAGGTAATGTCAACCATTACTCTTTCTCCTGACGGGGCTATAACTTCTTTTGATAGGTCTAATCTTGGTTCATTATCTACCATGAACCTTCTAATATATTTAGAATCACCAATTGGCATTTCTTGTACAAACGTTACAATTTTGGATTTATCGTTATTCCCATCTAACTCAACAATCATAAAATTTAAACGAGTTGTTACTGAAGGTGCGGTTCTTTCTGAAGGATATGATTTAAGTATTCGCTCAATTTCAATTTTATCTGCAATTGTCAATACCTTTAGTTTAACTCTCTTTTTAGATATTGGTAATACAGTTTCAAAAAAACCTTCTTCATTAGGAGTGTTTTTTGGTTGTTTTATATTTAATTCATCTAAAAGAATACTAGCAATAAATTTTTGATCTGTAACCGGATCAATAACTGTTATAGCATATTCTGGACCAAACGAAGTATTTCTTAAAAATAAAAGAATCGCCTCAATATCTCCATCAACCAATTCTTCAGGTCTAAGGTCTCTTTCGTATAATTTATTTCTTATTAAAGGAAGAATAATACTTTCTTGAATACTCTTTTTGAAGTCAGCTTCGGCAATGATGTTTTCATCAACCGCGGTTAAGTATCCAACTTTAACTGATTTCTTTTTAGATTTATAAAATATACCTCCCGATGGTAACTGAATCACATCGTGTGGTAAATTAAAATCTTGTTGACCTGCGGCATAAACATCTTGTTCCATATTGTTCTTATTTTATATTAAAAATAAAAAAAGACCACCACTAGTAAAGTGAAATGGTCTTTATTATGAAAAAAATATTTTTTTAATAAACCAAAATACAACGGTCCATTCTCATATTACATGAAATTTTTGCAATACCGTCTGTTGAATAAGAAAGTGCTCCTCCATCATACCCTGTTAAGAAAGTTCCTTCTAAAATCCATTTTTCAACAACAACTCCTGTTGGGTCTAACATCTCAAGGTCTACATTCTTTTTGTAACCTGCCGCATAACCCATACGACCTGTTACTGACTCAGCACACAAACGAATCCATTCCATAACAGCTTGTGATGCTGAAGGTCCGATTGGGTCTCTAAATGTAACAGGAAGTTCACCCCAATTAAATCTACCTGCAACGAATGTTGAAGTATTTAAAAATTGGATCTCTGTTGCAGTAATTGTTAGTTTTGGTCTTGATGTTGTTTCAACATACCACTCATTAATACCAAGTGATGATGGAAATCTCAAAATCCAGCGGTTCTCCCTTTTTGGTTCGTAGGGAATCGGCATTTTCATTAATAAATCAGCCATATTTTCTTTTTTTTACTTTTTTTATTTTGTTTATTATAAATATACTCTACTTGTAATTTTTTCTATTTACTTTCGGTTTTTTAAAAATATAATCATAACTAGACCGGACTAGTTATTCATATGATGTTTTTCCTTCTTTACTAGTATGATAAATTTTTAAATCATCTTTATCTGTAAAATGTTTTCTCATTGTTTGAACATTTCTTAAATCGTCATCTGAAAAACCAACATAAGGTATAAAATAGTTGCTTATCTTATTTTTCATAAATGCCTTTTCTTGAAGTTGTCTTGATAAGTTTTGAACATACGTCATAAACTCTTTCATTGCAATAACTTTTAATTCTTCAGGATTGGCAGCGGATCCTTCTCCGAAACTAACAGGGTGAAAACGACACATATCTAAATAAACTCTAATTAGTTCATCGTCAGATAATTCATCTTCATCGGACAACTCTCTATATTTTTTTAAGTTTTTAACAATTTCTTTTTTATTAAGTCCGTGTTTGTTTGAG